TCCATGACCGTTGCATCGCGTAGTCAATCACAAGTTGTATGCCTAAATGATCTGCGTTCTCTAAACACTTGACAATAAACGCTAATGATGCTTTGCGGCCGTCTGCCTTGCCAAGTTTTTTTTGATTGAGCCAACGGTACGACAAGTCCATTGCCAGCCCTCGAGCATGGTTGCTGATCGTGCCGGGTCTGTTGCGTACGTCGCGTACTACCCATGTGCCGTTATTCCACAAACTGCCGTCGCTGTGTTTGCAGGCAAGTCTCGCCCATTCCGCTGTGCCAGCCAACGCAGACTTTACGACTGGTTGTTGTGTAACTATGTAAGCGCGATTAGCCATTTTATTTTGTTTGTTTTTTGATGCCGTTAGACGCAACAATGCCTGACAATGTGCCAGTCAAAAACACGACAATAGTTGACATTAGGTCAATAAATGCAGCGTCATTGGGGGCTTGTTTTTCAGGTTGGGACACAAACAACAGGCCGTAGGTCATGCCTAAAACTATGGTGCTAAAAACTATGGCCAGCAGTACGCCTACGGTGACGATCATGCGTGCGTGCAGTTCGTCGGCTGTGTATCTGTGTCGAGTCATGGTGTTATGCCGCAACGGTCAGGCACATAACAAAAATTAAGTGCAGAATTTCTTACTTTTGACTTAACCGTTATTGTGTTGTCGCGTGTTGTTTCGCAAGCGGTCAACATAAGTATTAAAGCAAATAGCCTATATCGCACATTACGCCTCGGGGCGTGTCGGAAACTTAATTTTTTTTGGGTCTGCGTTTTGTGCTGGTAGGTCGCGTAATGCTTGACGGTATGTTGCCCACGCTGTTTTATCGGCGACGCTGTCGGCTAATTGTGTCCAATCGCAGAAAACAAGTTCTGTATTTCGCCAGTTGCGAATTCGTTCAAACAAGTATTCGGCTGGTACCTCATCTGCGTTTTCGTGTTGTGCGACAAAATCTTTGTAATTCATTATGCAACCTCATATGCGACGGTAAAACCGATAAAATCACCGTTCGCAACCGTTACGGCTGGAATAGCACCAAAAAAGTTTCCGCCTGCTGTTGTTGACCAAAAAGCAACTGAAGTTGATGCTGCTGCTGAAACTAAAGGATATGGCGTTGCGGCACTAGCGTCATAGAAAAACGCTTGACCGACTGTGGTAAATGACGAAGTGTTAAGAGAAGTCAAAGGCAAAGAAACAGTCAAAATGCTTGACGCTGTGCCAGCACTTGTCAAAGCAAGCGAAACAGAAACAATAACCGTTTTATTTACACGCGCATATTTTGCGTAAGTAATTGTTTTAGTAATTGCTACGCCTTGCGTAACGGTTGGCGTGTAACTAGTCCACGCTTCACCGATACCGTTTAACTCGGCAGCAGTCAAAACAGACCCGGCAACAAATGGAAACGGATTAGCCATAGAACCTCACTTTACCCTAGAACGTTGTCAGCGTTTAGGATACCAAACGACGTGTCGTCAAGAATTAACTCGTAAACGACAATAGTTGGCGACGTGTAATAAGTGACGCTATGCCCTGCGTTTACGCTGATCGTGTGTTCAATGCCCTCGACTGCCAGTTCTTGTGCCAACTCAGTAGTTGTCACGCCTGACGTAAACGACTTTTCAATCGTGATCGTGTCGCCCACGTCAATTACGGCCACCGTGTCACGTTGCGCGCTAGTCAACAAAGCAAACGACGTGGCTAATGACGTGTACCGTGCCTCAGGCTCAGGGTCAAGCAAATAGATTGCCAAGTCAAGCGCGGCGCTGTCGCTGTGCAAAAGGCTGTTAGTGATGCTGTAAGTCTGCACAAAATATTTAGTTTGACTGCCAGCGTCGTCAGCGACTTGCGGATTGTTACTGCCAAGTATCTGTACGACTGCACGGTTAGTTACCTGATCGGCTTCAAAAGTTATGCCTACGCCGTTGTACGGAATGTTTGTGCCGTCATCGTGAAAGTTTGCTACCGCTGGGGTAAGCGTTGTGCCTAGTCGAGCGTCAAATACTAGATCGCCGTCACGCGACATAAACAAACGACCTTGCTCAGCCTCGTTTACGTCAGACAAATAGCCAAGCACGTTTGTGCCCTGCGGAATTGTAAACGCCGCTGCACCGCCAAGCGTCTGTGTGCCTGTAGCAATGTCACGCGTTAACGCTGGGAACGCAACCTCAGGCAAGTCAAGCACGGCCGTGACTCGAGCGCTAGACAATTCTTCGCTGACATTGAACTCGTCTAAATATGTTTGTGCTAACAAATAAAAATCGTCTGCACAAAACACGGTCACGGTGTCAAGACCGCCGAGTGCAAAATTGTAATCGTAATTCACGATTACGCCGACAAACAAATATTCTTTGACGTTTAGCGAACTGTAACGCGACAAGCGCACTCGACGCATAGGTGCAAGACCCGGCTGTGCTAAGGCTGTGTCGTAGTATGGGCTGTTCTCGTCAAACGGGTTAAAGATGCCTGTTGTGTCAAGCATCGTAAACGACATAGTGCCTGCACTAAATTGGTCGCCCTGATCGCGTCGGCCGCGACGCACCGTGACGCTGTTAATGCCGTCAAGCACGCTTGCAAATTCTGTTGTGCCGTCAAGAAAATAGTCAGGGTCATCTAGTAACCCGGCAAATGCTGAGTCAAGCACAAACGCGTCAACTAAAAACCCTGTGTCAATCTCTAAGTCATAGTTGCCACTAGCAACAACGGCTGTACCTGCCATTACGACGCAATCTGTAAGTCGAGTGGCCCGTTAGTGCGTTGGTAGGCCAGCAAACTGTTTAACACGCTTTGCCCGATCTCGGCGCTAGTTGACATACCGCCAGTCACGTTTATTGTTACGCCACCGCTACTACGCGCTGCGATGCGTTCAGCGTTGCCTGACGTTGTTAAAGCGCCTTGTATGGTCACTAGGTCGTTTGGGCTACCAATACCGCCACCACCGCCACCGCCACCGGCTCGACTACCGCCACCGCCGCCACCGCCAATAATCGCTGGGGGCAAACTAGGCATACTTGGCAAACTAGGTGTGATACTGCCCGTGCCACCCTCTCGAGCTTGACCGCAGCTAGTCGCACCACCGCCGCCGCCACCAATACGACCCAAACTAATAGTTGGCAATTTGCCAATGTCGCTAAACGGGTTGATTAAATTCATGCCGTCAATAATTAAGTTAATTGCTTTGATGTAACTGTTAGCCATGTATTCAAACGCGCTGACCACGCCGTTAATAACAGAATTGACAACGTTTCTAAAACCCTCAAATTTTGTGTACGCAACTGCAAGACCAGTAATCAGCGCAGCAATGCCAATCGCAATCAACGTAAACGGGTTAGCGGCCATAGCAAAATTAACTGCCAAAATCGCTGTAGCAATAGCGCTAATCGTGCCAGCAATAAACAAAAATGCTTTAGGGTTTTTTTGCGCCCAGTCAGCCATGCTCTGCAAATACGGCAAAACTTTTTGCAACACAGGCAACAAACCTGCACCAATGCTCTCTTGTGTTTCAGCCAAACTATTTTTTAATATCTTGAATTGTCCCGCTGCCGTGCTGGCAGACTTTGCGGCAGCGCCACCAAAGTTGTCGTTTAACGCCATCATCACGGTGTCAAGTGACGCACCGTCTTTAATCATGCCCTTCATTTCAGGCGACAACGCCTGCAAGCCCTTCATGTTGCCTGCATACGCTTTAGCCAGCGCGTCGCTGATCGTCGCTAAATCGTTGCCAGTTGCAGCCGAAATATCTTGTGCAAGTGTCAGCGCGCTAGTTGCGTCGCCAACATTTTTAGTACCGACAAGCAATGCGGCAAACGCTGGCCGTAACTCGCTGTCAGCCGTACCAGTTGCCCTCGACATAGCCGAAATCATGTCCTCAGTCGCCGCAACAGTTGCGTCAGTAGCGCCAACAACGTTCTGCATTGTGTTAGCCAAAATCGCTTGTTGCTGTTCGTCTTCGGCCGCCGCCTTAGCCGCCAAGCCCAACGCACCCGCAACTGCCGTCAACGCCGCTGCCGCAGGTATTGCCGCTTTCTTAATTGCAAATTGTGCTTTTTCTCCAACAGTTTCTAATTGCTTAAATTCTTTTATTGCTTTGTCAATGCCTTTGCCGTCAAACTCGCTGACAATAGGTATAGATAGTGCCATGATTAAATCTCGCTTTGCACAACGCGCATAGTTTTAGCAATCATCTTTGTCATCTCAGCTTCAATAC